CCTACCCACATGTTCGTAAGCCCAGACGTATGGGGTCAACTTGGACAACTTGCCGACACAACTGGCCGTCCAGTATTCCCATTCATCGGCGCTGGCCTCACCGGTCAGAACGCACTTGGTGGCGGTCAGGCATCTTCATGGAACGGCAACCCACTCGGCTTGCAGTTGGTAGTTGACAGCAACTTCGCTGCCAAGACCATGATCATCACCCGCGTTGGTCAAGGTGCAGGCGATGCTTACGAGTTCTACGAATCCATCCGTGGCCTCATGAGCGTTGAACAGCCAGCAGTCTTGGGACGCAACATGTCATTCCATGGTTACGTCAGCACCTTTGCTGCAATCGGTGGCATGATTCGCAAGATCACCCAGGCTTAGTAGAAAGGCGGCTTAACCGCCATGGCTACTTACACAGTTACTAACAAGTACCTGATTGACAACTTTGCCGTACTGCAACTCCTGACCCCATCGGAGATTGCAGTCGGCAGTTCAATCACGGTCGCTGGAGTTGACGCAACATTTAACGGCACCTACACGGTGCGCGCATTGCCACAGTATTTGTTTTTGGGTATTGATACCGAAGGCGATTTGCTCTACGACTATCAGATACCAATTGCTGATCAGGTGCTATACGCCAAGACCGCAAGCGATGTTGAGCGTGTCGCCGCGTCTGGCACCGTTTCGTATGACCCTGTTTGCACTTGGGTGACGGCCGCGCAGGTCATGTCTTACCTTGGCATTACCATTGCCAACCCGTCAGACGATTACACGTTGCTCACGCAATCGGTGTCGGCTGGCAACCAGTTCTGCTATCGCAGGCGTCAGGAATCGGGCTATATCGACTCCCTAACGACCTCTCCTGGGGGCGACGCAACATTGGGCACTTTGATGTATTGCGCCGCTCTGTGGCGCTCCAGAGGCTCAATAGAGGCAACGTACGCCACGTTTGACGGCATGGGTTCAGCCCCACAGCAAAGCCTGACGCCGATCGTCAAGCAGCTCTTAGGTATTCCCCGTCCAGCGGTTGCCTGATGTCGTACACCGACCTGTTTAACGAAGCGATTGATGACGTCACCGCAACGCTGACCGCTGTGTCTGGACTCCGTGTAATAAATGACCCAACACGTCTCGTTCCTAATTCGGTTTATTTAGAAGCTCCAAGTTTTACCACGTTTGCTGGAAACGGCAACATCGTTCGCCTTGAGTTCCCGATCAAGGTCATTGGCTCTGGACCTGCAGGTCTGCCGGTACTCCGATCAATCCTTGGCATTGTCGCAAGCGTGCTTGGCTCGTCAATTATCGTCATGAGTGGCCGTCCGTCAAGCCTTGAGATTGGTGGCGCGTTGTATCCGTGCTACGACCTTGAATGCGCTATCCAAGCCCAAACCGCATAATCCACAACTAAGTAACAGCAATCATCTACTATCAGAACAGAACTTAAGGAGCAATCATGGCATCAGCAACATATCTCTCAAACCCAGTCCTCACCATCAACAGCGTTGATTTGACGGACATGTGCAGCGCAGCAACTTTGACCTATTTGGTTGAGGCTTTGGAAGACACCGCGTTCGGCACCAATTCGCGCACCTACACCGCAGGACTGGTCAACAACGAAGTGACTTTGACAATGTACGCATCGTTTGCATCAAGCGAAACCTACGCAACATTGCAGCCTTTGGTTGGCACAAAAACCATTATCACCCTTAAGCCAACATCAGCTGTGGATTCAGCAACAAACCCAAGGTTTGTTTTGACTGATTGTTACCTTGAGTCTTTGCCAATTATCAACGCATCCCTAGGCGAGTTGTCAACCTATGACATCACGTTTATGGGTGGCTCGTTGACGATTGACGTCACTAACCCGTAATTAACGGCTCCGAGCCGACATAGGAGAAACATGAAAATCAAATTGCAGTTAAAGCGCACGCCTGACAGCGCGCCCGAGTATTACTACACAAACCTGTTTGTGGTGACCGAGTGGGAGAGACTCGAGCGCCGCAACATTCAGCAACTATCAACGCAACCGCTTTACAGCGATTACTGCTGTTGGATGCACACCATATTGAAACTTAAAGGCGAGCAAATTGGCGACAGTTGGCGCGAATGGATTAGCAAAAACCCAGAGCTGGAGATCATTCCGGTATTGGATGAGACTGACCCAAACCCTACGGACGCGGCACCTACCGCCGCCAATTAGCAGAGATTTTAGTTGCGGTCGGTTGGTGGCCTAGCAACATTGTGTTTGACGCTCGAGATGTAGCAACTGTCATTAAAGTGCTTAACGAGGCAAACAAGAAAAGAAGGTAGTTATGGCAGTCCAGGCAAACATTGAAGTTGCTGGCATTAAGGACGCCCTAAAGACCCTCAACAAAATTGACAAATCTTTGCGCCGAGAAATTACGAGGGACTACAAGGGCATTGTGCAAAATGTAGTTGACGACGCATATCAGGCCATTCCGTTAAAAGAACCTTTAAGCGGTTGGGCAAGAAAATGGGCTCCAAAAGAATACGAGATATTTCCTTGGAGCAATAACAACCAGGTCAAAGCAATGATCAACACAAAAAAGGTTAAAGAATACTTAGGGCAAAATGTCAACCTTGCAACCTTTGTTGTTAAATGGACAAACCCAGACGCTGGCTTGTTTGACTTCTTAGACAGCGGTGTTATGGGCTCACGTCTTAACGCCAAGTTTGGTCAGCCGTCACGAGTAATGTGGAAAGCATGGGAGCGCAACAAGGACGACGTCAACGCACGAATGACCGACCTAGTGAAGCGCGTCATGGATAAGACCTCACAGGAGCTCATGTAATGGCTGTAGTACTCCCGATCGTTTCAGAATTTGACGGTAAAGGAATTAAGCGCGCAATCGCCCAATTCAAGCAATTAGAAACCACAGGCGAGAAAGCACAGTTTGCAATTAAGAAGGCGGCGGTGCCGGCAGCTGCAGCGTTGGCTGGTTTGGCGGCTGCACTTGGTAGTGCAACTAAAGCGGCTATGGAAGATCAGCAAGAGCAGGCGGCGTTAGCGCTTACTTTGCAGAATGTGACTGGCGCTGGCAAAGCCCAGACCGCACAAATTGAAGATCAAATCAGCGCGATGAGTCGAGCGTCTGGTATTGCCGACACAGAATATCGCAAGAGCCTTGAGGCTCTAGTGCGCGGTACAAAAGATGTTGACATGGCCATGAAAGACATGAACCTTGTTATGGATATCAGTACAGCGCTGCAAACCGATTCCAGCACCGTTGCTGATGCGCTTGCAAAGGCTTACCAAGGCAACTTTAAGGCGCTTCGATCATTAAGCCCAGAAATGGCAACAATGATTAAAGAGGGCGCAAGCCTTAACGAAATCATGGACGTGCTTGGCGGAACTTTTGGTGGCGCTACTGCCAAGAGTGCTGAAACCGCTGCAGGCAAAATGAAGATTCTAAAAAACTCCATTGGAGAAACCCAAGAGTCAATTGGTGCTGCGTTGTTGCCCGTTCTTCAAGCAGTACTACCAGTACTTAACAGGTTTGCTGCATGGGCTCAAGACAACCCCAAAGCATTCCTGTTTATTGCTGGCGCTATTGGCGCGGTTGCTGCCGCAATCGTTGCGACCAACATTGCTATGGCATTAAACCCGTTTAGCCTGATTGCTGCCGGCGTCGCATTGCTGATCGTGGGTCTTGTAACCGCATACAACAAGTTTGAGTGGTTTCGTGACGGCATCAACCTAATTGTCAACACGGTTATCGGATTCTTTGCCGGCATGGTCAACGCTGCAATCGGCGCAGTCAACGCAATCATTAGCGCATATAACTCAATCCCTTTGTTGCCTGATTTGCCAAAAGCCCCAACCGTGCCCGTTCCACAACTTGGCAAACCAACAAATAAGCCTGCACCTGGACAAATGAGCATCCCTCGACTGGCCGAAGGCGGCATCGTGTCATCACCTACCTTGGCGTTGATTGGCGAAGCAGGCCCAGAAGCCGTAGTGCCATTAGATCGCATGGGCACAGGCGGCGGAGTAACTATCAACGTAACTGGCGGTCTTGCTACAAGCGCCGAGATCGGTGAATCTGTTGTCAACGCTTTGCGCGCCTACTCACGGAGTGCAGGGCCGTTAGCTCTGAACATTGCCTAATGCCTGGCGTCGCGGTTGTTGATTCAGGTAATTATGACCTGCAAATAGAAACAGGGTTTATTGTTAATTCGTTCACGCTTGACAACGTGACATCTGGTGTTCTTGACAACACGTTTTTTGTGCTTGACGGCAACACAGAATATGCCGACGTGCTGGCTGACTGCACAAACGTGATGGTCAGGCGCGGTCGTAGGGATGTGGGCGATCAGTTCAGCGCTGGCACAATGACATTTACCATCCGCGACGTGGACGGCATTTTTAACCCGTTTGACGACAACAGCCCGTATTACGACACACCGCAATCTAAGCCAGGTCTTGCACCTATGCGTAAAGTGCAGCTCATTCGCTACGACCTTGCTGGCGACCCTGAATACCTGTTCTCGGGATATGTCGTCAATTATGACTACAACTTTGCTTTAGGCGGTTTGGACACGGTGACGGTCTATTGCGCTGACCAGTTCTATTTGCTTGCACAAACTTTTATGAACGAGTTAAACGTCACGTCTGAAACATCTGGCGCGCGCATAGAAACGGTACTTGACCTACCCGAAGTAGATTTCCCTGCGCTACAACGCAACATCGCAACAGGCACAGTCAACCTTGGTCACGACAGCAACTACACCGTGCCGGCAGGAACAAACGTGTTGCAATACATAACCCAAATCAACGAGACAGCAGAGTTTGGTCGTTTGTTTATGTCAAGGGATGGCACGCTCACATTTCAGGAACGCATTGGAACAACCCTTAGCCCGTCTGTAGCCGACTTTCATGACGATGGAACTCAAATTAACTACGACGGTCTCGGCATTTCGTTTGAGGCAAACGAGGTAATCAACAGGTCTGTGGTTACAGGGCTAGACGGCAAGACTGCAACAGCGACCAACGCAGGTTCTATAGCGGAATACTTTATTCAGACAAGCAGCATCCTTAACAGCCTGCTCCACGAGCAAACCGCCATAAACACCGCTGCCAGTTACCTGCTCAACCCAATACCAGAGCCACGGTTTACATCGGTGGAAACCAAGTTTTTGATGCTGACCGACGCGCAAAAGGACACGCTTGCAACCGTAGAAATTGGCGACACGA